GGCTAAGATGGTAATTTTAGCTTTTCCCGGAATGGGAAAAACACCGCTCGCGAAGAGAAACCCTAAATATCTCGATTTAGACTTTGGATTCTTCCGGGCAGCGCATGGCGTTGCAAAAGAGGATGAAGAGCGGTTACTTGTACCGTTCGCCAAACTGGTGAAACTGTACGAATCGGAAGGGTACGTTGTGCTAACAAACGAACCTAAGTTGATGAAGCATCTCAAGGTAAGCAGGGTTCTTCTGCCTGAGAATCATCTATACTCCGCACGAAAACTTGGCGTTTCTGTCTCGAAAACGACAGAGTGGGTAGCTGGTTGGCGAGAATCTGCAAAAGCAAGCAATATTCCAGTCACCTACGTCAAAGGCGGCCTTGAATACTATCTGAAATAGTATGCGTTACGCGGAACTAAGTGCCGATCAAGCTCGTATTGTCGAATCCAACTACAGCCTAAGTCGGTATCTGTCGTCGCTATCGAACGGTCGTGAAGCTACTCCGCACTCGTGGTTGTACGAGAAAGAGGAAACCGCAACGACTGTGAACCGGTGGGTTAAGCAGCTCACAGGTATCATGAATACTGTGGCTTTCGGAAGTGAATTTCTTACATTCGATTTGGATAAACTAAAACGACTTGGCCCTCAAGGTGCGATTCCACCTTTTGACTCGGAGGAAGTACAAAATGTTTTAGAGCCTATTTTCGCAGCATCTCCAGCTGACGATGAGCTTGCACTACAACAATTCTTTCCTGAAGCAGTTGCTTTTGCAAAATTCGTGTTTGGTTCTGGGTTCCATTCACGTAAACCCAAATTGTTTAAAGACGTAATAGCGGATATGGATAAAAGAGATACGCTAATTACAAACTCAGGTATTCCGAACTTTAGAAGACGAGTTTTGGATATACAAGATGCGATCGCCGACGCACGCTCTGGTAAAGCGTATGAATATCCGGCAATCGTTTTGTTTCGGTATTATCGCGGGAAGCTTCGCCCCGTTTGGATGTACCCAATGAGTATGAATTTAATTGAGGCACAGTTCTCTCAAGTGATTCAAGAGTACCTGCGGGAATCATCTCCACTTCGAGTCAGACAGTGGTTATCTCCATGGGTTGGGTTCGACCAAGTTAAACGAACTATTACCGAACAATACAAAGACACGTCATGGATAGTGGGTGGAGACACCTCAAAGATGGACGCGCACATGCGGCCGGCCCAGATACGATTAGTTTTCGAAATCGTGAAGCACCTATTTGCTGAAAGATACTGGGAACCGCTGTACAAGGCAATGATGCAAGTGAACACTATTGAATTGCTGACCGGCAGAAATTCAAAACTTGTTGGTATTCACGGATTAGCATCTGGGTCTAACTGGACACAGTTAGTGGAAACAATTTTGATTATGTTTATTGCTTGGCGGCGAAACATCACAACTGGACAGGGAATCGGAGACGATTTCATTTTGAAAGAGAAGATGTCAGCTGACGACTTAGTCGAAATGTTACTGGAGTTCATGCTTCCCGCAAACGCGGACAAGCAGAGCGTCGAAGAATTTGCAACCGAATTTCTACAGCGACGCATACGAAAGGGCTTCTTTAGTAGAGAAGATGAAAAAGTTTTGGGTGCGTATTATTCAACCGTCTGGGCTTTAATAAGCATGCTTCAGCCAGAGCGGTTCCACAGTCCGAAGCAGTGGAATTCAGATATGTTCTGCTTAAGAATCTATACGATTCTTGAGAATACGGTCGACACACAAGCTTTCCCGCAGTTCGTAAAATACGTAGTGAATGGGCAAAAGGATTTAATTCCATTTGCCAAGAAGTCCGCATCTGAGTTGGTCGAAATTCAGAAACGCGGTCGTCGTCTCGTAGGCCTGACCAGCACTTATAACCAAGAGAAGCGCGGTCGACCATTAAGTGATTTCGCGAGCATTAAAATAGCTGCGACACTTTAACGACG